TCGAAGCTTTCCTTGTCTCCTACACCCGCGATGGACATAAGGGTGTCCAGGCTGTCGTAGAAGGAGGGGCTGATATTCCTTCTCATCTCATCCGCACGAGCCTCGAAAGTCCTCACTTCGTAGCCTGCGCCATATTTCTGCCGCAATTCCTGTGCACGCTGCTGCAACTCGCCCCAGTGCTTCTTGGCCAAGGGCCCAGTGACATCCATCGCCTCCAAATGTACCGGATCGTCATCCACGGAAGCACCCTTCCTCTTGACGCTGACAAAATAGTTGCCGAAGCGCATCAGGGGTACGTAGGTGGTGCCGCGCATCTCGTTGATCTGACTGGTCCACTTCTGGATCAGGGCCTGCTTCTCTTCCGCATTCGTCTTGTCGTCAGCGTTGATCTTGTCCTTCAGGGACTGGAGGGTTTGCTGGAGACGCCAATCTCCCCACTTCTGGATATCGTCAAGAGCCTTGCGCTCCTTGGCCGTCAGGGTTATGGAGTCGCCGGGCTTGAAGGCCCCCACCTCCTGCCGCGAGTTGTTCTGAATGACATTGCCACGGGACTTGTTGCCATTGATCCGGTCGATCAGGGCTGCCGCAAATACACGGCGCTTCTCGGCCTTGCCCAGATCACCATAGGACTTCAGCAGGGCACTCTGCTCACTGGTCAGCCTCTTCGCGTTGGAGTCAATCGTGTTGACGATATTGAAGAGGGGGGCCAGCAATGGATTGCGGGAGGCCATGGTCCAGCGGTCAACAAAGAGGCGGCCCAGCCATCCAATGCCCTGGAATGGGTCACCCTTGCGCATCACCTGTTCCACGGCGGTGGAGGCATTCAATTCAGCCTTGGGAGATGCGGGGCCCAGTATCTGGAACATGGGCAGCCTGCTCCGGGAAGGAGTAGCGAAGGTCTGCTTGGCCACGATCTTGTCGCCATCCTCTTCCACGGTATAGCCGAGTTCGCGTTCGATCTCGATCCACAGCCACGCCGATTCATCGCTCACTATGTAATTGTTGCCCTGTTTTGTTGTGATGTTGTATTTCATAATGGTTGCCCTGTTCTATTCGTTAAGTGCGGGTTACTGTTCCATCCTCGACTACAAATGATAGCGAGGTGGTTAGTACGTCAGTGGCCGCGCCACCAACGGTTGGAAATACTGGAAATAGGTTTCCAGCGAATGTGTCACCATTGACATCAAAAGAAAATGCCAATGATGTATCAGGTGCAGAGTTAGCCGCATCCCAAAGCGCGCTGATAATACCGGCGGATGATGAATCATCTAGGTATAGTTCAACATTGAGTGTGGCTGTCTTATCAACGGTCTTGTAAGCGCGACCGGATAGGACTTCTAGCACTTGTTGGTTGTTTTCTCTTTCCAGAGTAACTGTTGATGCTTGGTCAGCGTAACTCACCGAGTTAATCGTTAGAGTCAATGACCGACCAGTTATGTATGTTGCTGGCATGACTTGCCTTTCTTAGTTGGTTGTGACCATCTCGATGTTGAGTTGGCTGATGAGCATATCGGCGTTTCCGATTTGCTGGACTGTTGGTTGTGACCATCCACCTAAAAACGAAATGTTATTAGATAATAAATCAGTAACCGACAAAATTAAGGTTTCCAAGTTTGCTAAAGCCGCTTGGTTATCGGCTGCATTAACTATGCAGGTTATATCAAAACGGACATTACAACGCGCCCCACCAATGGCACTCACTTGGATGTAAGGCGATCCAGGCACAAGCACAATGGCAGGTGGTGTGATGTTTTCATTTGGCCATGCGTAAACAACCCGACCAGCCTGGGCGAGAGTGCTGGCAAGGTTTGCCCGGTAGGTTGCTAGATTAGCCAAGGTAACCCCGGGTGTCTAAGTGCTTACCTAGTAAGCCTGAAACTCTAGTCAGCATTGAACGCCCTAGGCGGTACGGTGCAGGGCTTTGAAAGTCCACACCTTGTTGGCCTAATGTGCCAGTGCGAGTGATCCAGATGTCACAGGCAACGGCTAAAGCGGCCTCCCTGACTTCTGGCGTTGTGTCATAAAGCGCGGCTTGGCTGGTCAATACTGCTCGGCCATTAGGAATGATCTGGCGCTTTGTTATGTCAGCGTTGGTGATGGCTGTTTCAAAGTAAGTCACGTTGTATTCATCGTAGCCAACCTTTGAAACGGTTCGTGATCCGTTAAAAGGTGAGCCACAACCTGTGACGGTCAAAGCCTGACCAACAACAAAGGTATTTTCATGGCAGTAAAAACGAGCCACATTATTTGTAAGTGATACGCCAACGATAGACACATCATCAAAAGTTAGGTAAGACAAAATTATGTTTTCGGCGCTGTCTGCTACCGCCTGGACAATCGAATCAGCGTATATGTCACCAATGCCTAAAACGCTTTTGAGTTCGCTTAGTGTGATCAGTGCCATTATTTACTCCAATTCTTGTAAGTGTGTGGGAGGCACAGGGCCGCACCTCCCACACTTCTAACTAACTTGATTTAGGTCAAGTTAAAGCGACGAACGCCACCGGCAACCAAAACGCCTACGGCTAGGTAGCCGTATAGCATTGTTTCGATTTCGCCAGATGTAACCACGTTTGTGGACATGCGTAAGATCGGTGATTCATAGATCGCAACGGATGATGGGGTCACAATGAATGCTGATTCATCAATGGTTGTTGCCACTGCGTTTGGATCAACATACAGATCAAGTCCAAGCACGTTACCGCGTAGAGACTGTGGACCTGCCACGCCGCCATTGTTCATTGGGTTGTATGCATTGTAGATTGGGCGACCAGTTGTGTCGGTTGCACCCATTAGCAATGACCACTGGGATGTGCCAGCAATGTATGCGCTTGGTAGTTCACCTGTTGCTAGGTAGGCGGCAGGTGCTTCAGTTGATACATAGGAAATGATGCCAGCGGATGTTGCTGCAGTTGCGGTTGCCTGTGTGCCACCTGCGGTTAGTGCTGCAATAACGGCTGCGTCAGTTGCCTTGTTGTATGCGCGTGTCATGTTATCTACCATTGCCTGGAAAAAGTCTGGGCTTGAGCGCTCAAGTAGTTCTACTGAATAGCGCTGCATTCCTGCAAACTTGTTTACATCTAGGTTGACGTATGAGGAAATAATGCCAGTTTCTGATGGGCCAGCACCTTCGTTGGTGTCGGCTACTGTGCCACTGGTTGTGATTTTTGGATGGCTGATAACCATGCCTGATGCAGTGATGGCGCGTGAGCCGATTGCATCGATGGCTGGGCGTGATCCAATGGATGTGTCGATAACGCTGTTTACATACTGCACTGGGGTGAACGCTGGGTTTGTGCTGAATGAGTCATCGGCTGCCATAACATACTGGGCTGAATCATGGTTGCCCATTTTGGCCTTGATGCTGTGTTCCAAGTACGAGGCTTGGCTGTTGATTGGTGAACGTGGCTTAGCGTAAGCCACTGGTGCTGCGGCATGAACAACCGCTGCTGCGGTCACTTCATCTGCCACTGGTGCGGTTGTTTCTTCCACGATGTTCTCCTGTGGTTGTTCCTCGGCAGGTTGTTCTGCTTCGGTGGTTTCTGGGTTTTCCTCATCTGCCTCTGTGGCTGCGACTTGGGAAATCTGTGCATCCTTGAATGCTGGGTTTGTTACATGAGCAACTGCTTCAAGTTTGGCAGCTGATACGACCATCACGCCCTTTTCGATGGTGTATTCACCGACATTGGCCTCGATGCTAAATGCCGGGCGAAGTCCCTCGGATGCTTCGACCAGTGCATCATTGCCAGCACCAGTTGGCGCGATCTTAAACGCCATCGAGATACCTGCTGGGGTGATTTCCTCTGATCCTGCAATACCGCGACCCAATGGGCGTGTGCGGTCATGTTCCATGTTTAAGACAATTTGGCTTGGGTCAATCTCGCCAAACGCGCCAAACTCAAAGCGCACTGGGCCAGCCGATGTGTTGCCAACTTTGGCGAACGGCACGACAAGGCCTTTGATGGTTCGGGTTTCTGTGTCGGCAGCTAGTACCTGACCCTCAAAACTAAGTTGCATTTTCATTTCCTCTCGGTGCGAGATCCATTTCCTCACGCGCTTCATCTACGCTGATTAAGCCGTAGTCAAGCATCTTGCCCAAAACTTCAATTTGTTCAAGTGGGTTTCCGCGCAAGTAATCGTCAAGATCGAATCTGACCTTTTGACCTCTTGGCGTGACATCTACCATTGTCAAGCGTTCTTCGATGCAGCTCATGAATGGGCGCAATGAAAAATCGACAAGGCTTCGGCGTTCTTGGCTTACGTTGGAGTAAGTCGCGCTGGCTGATTCGGCGTTGATGTACCAAGCAGGGATGTTGCACATGCGAGCAATTTCAGCTGCGGTGTTCAAGCGTGATTCAGTAAGTTGCATTTGCCCGGCATCGTAACCAAAGGTGGTCACATCCAACGGGCCTGATAGGTAAGCGGTTGATCGTGTGGCTCGGGCTTGCTTCCACTGGGCCAGTAGGCTCGATACCTGCTCTGGCGGTAGATCAACGCCACTATTCTTGATTACCATTGTTGGGTTTGGCTCGCTGGCCATACGCTGTACGGCTTCCTCTAACTTCAAGGCGGTTGAGATAGTGCGACCACCTCGGTTGAGAATGCCCTCGTCAATACCGCTAAACATGATTAGCGATCCCACACCTGTGGCTGGCATCAAGCCGCCCTCGATGTAAAAGCCGTTCACGATCTCTTGGGTGTTTAAATCAGTTGTGAATGTCACCCGTGTTGGATCAATTCGGCGAGCCTGTGTGGGCCTGCCATCCTCTGGGTTGACTTCAAGAACTTGCCAAAATGATCGGCCATGGAATAACAAATCCTCGACAGTCCAAGCCATAGTCACAGCTAGTGGGATGGCTGGGTCTGGCTGTTCAAGAATCTTGCGACCCTCGACTTTCGCGCCAGTGATCATGTTGTAAGAGTTCAGGCCAAGGGTTGAGATTGTGCCAGCGATGATGTTGCGAGCGCGTGCCACTGCTGGCACTTGCATTGCGCTAGATCGGTCAACTCTAAAAGTGTTAAACGGGGTAAAGTATGCGTCTTGGTAAAACGGAATGGCAATACCTGCACGCGCTTCAATCTGTGGTTTTTCAGTCGGTGCGCCGAGTAAAAAATCTATGAATCCCATTTTGCCATTACAACACAAGCAACTGACTTTGAATAATTTTGTCGCGCTTTGTCACTTTGTTGCGCGTGTTGTCACATCAACTGGCTGGCTAGTCCTAGTGGTTCTTGATCCCTCTGGTTTAGCCAGCCAGCCTCGATGAGAACCCAAGGCAGGGTTATGCGCTAACTATACTCACAGACTGTTGCGGTTCAGTGGCATGACCCACCGCCATGACTAAAGCAACTGCCGCGCTAATTGGTACTTGCGCGGCTCGTCTAGCAATACGCCAACCACCATCGGATGCCGGGCGGCGAGCGCAACTGACCAAGTGACTGTGCATAGTTTCTTGGGCTGGGTGTAGCAGCTGCCGCGACTGCATAGCGTTCATTGTCTGATCGCACATGATCGCAAAGTTTGCCGAGTTCCAAGGCGTTGGCGCAACTGGCACACCAGCCTGGGCAAGTCTTGGCGCAATGTACCCAGCAGTATTTGGATCATAGGCCAGCACCCTTGGGCGATAGCGGCGAGTCAGTGTGGCGATCTCGCCAGCAAGTTCAAGGTCATTGATGCCGCCCTCTTTTTTCCATTCGTGTAGGAATACGGCGTAACCCTTTTCTCGCTGTTGCAATGTGACTAGGCAAGCCAATTCGCGGTTGAAGTTTAAGTCCATTGCCATCCAAGTCGGCAAGCCATCCTCCAAAGCCACATCGGCCTCGCACTCGTTCCAGATTTGAATCGGCCAGGGCGAATCGATGGCATCTGTCCATTGGCACAAGGTTTCAGTTTTGAATGCGTCTGGGCTGTCAAAGGTTGCGGCATCTTTGATGTTTTGTTCGTTGATGGTAAAGCCCAAAGCAGGGTTGGCGTGTTTCCATCCCTCTACATCGTCAACCGATGAGCCTGCCGCCGCGCTGTATTCGTAGTAACCCATGCGATCACTAGCAAAGGTCAAAGCCCTGCGCCGTTGTTCATTCAACACATTGCTAGTCAAGTCGCCAGCGTTGCTAGTCCAAAATACTTGGGCATTGGGTCTGGCTCGGGTGATCGGGGTGACCGCTGCCCAGGTGGCCTCGTCAATTTCTCGAAGTTCATCGACATACAACAAGTCGGCTGATGCACCGCGTGGCCCCTCGCTTGTAGCTGCTCGAATCGAGTATTTTCTAATGCGCTCACATTTGCCCCCACATGACTTGGGGTAATGGTGGCAATAGACTTCCAATTCCTCTTGGCCGTTTGTCCGGGAGACTCGCTTGATCCGCTTTCGCATCCAGTCTAAACTTTCGGCCA